TCGTGGCTTTGGTCGGGGTTGCGGTTGCTTCGGTCATGGAATTTCTCCTTAGTTGGAAAGTAGTGGCAGCGAGCGACCGCCCGCTAACCTCTATTCTAACACAGGCCGGTGCCCGTGTCAAGTCAAACACACATCAAATGGGCTTGTTCAGATTCTTGTCGTACCCGCGTTGCTTGGCGGTCTTTCTGTTGTGACAATTGCCGCAAAGCAGTTGATAGCGCCCCTGAGCGCCATTCTTGATTATTCCGGCCAGCATCGATGTCTTGGCTATGGCTTCCTTGGAGCGACTCTTTCTTTCCTTCGCTCCATCTCCGTTGATGTGGTCGATTTCGAGCGTGTTCCAATCTTCTTCGCCGCAGCATGAGCACTTACCTCCTAACGCCATAAAAGCCGAAGCGATAGTAACCGCAGCCCTGCCGTTTTTCCCATCGCCCGTTACCACATCAGCATTTACCTTGTAGCAGTGCAGCTTTTTGCCATCTTCGTGCGGGATAGAATACATCCCGGCATTCGTGTCGACCCACTCGCTGCCTTGTTCGTCGATAAACTTGTCAATCTCGCCATACATTTGATTCTCTCCTTAGTGAAACGTGGCCATGGGCCGGATAAACAGGAGGCAGTCGCCCCCGGCGTACGTTACTGCTTCCACCACGCTGTAAAGCTTGGTGCTGTCGGGCGTCGAGCAGGCCACAAACACGCTGGCCGGGTCCGGGTCCATGGTTTCCACCAGCTCGTTCGCGTCCCTGATTTCCTCCATGATCTCGGACGGCACCTGACAGACCAGCGCCCCTGCCAGCGTGGTGAACGCCTCCAGCGGACGTTTGATGAACAGCTCGGCTGCGTCCTCGGTCATCAGCCACGCGTGGTTGACTCCTTCCTTGAACTTGACGTTAAGCCGCATTTTTGCGCTCCCTGTACTCCCGGCTGCGGCAGGCGTTGCACTTCGCCCCGCCCCTGAACTTGAACTTGTTGGCGGGCTTCTCCTCGCCACAGGCCACGCAGACCTTCGGCTCGCCGTGTTCGTAACGTTGGCGGGTTTCGCCCACCCGGATGCAGTGTTTGTAAAACTCCTGCGGGTCGGCAAACTCTGTCGACTTCAGCCCCGGCCTCACCATGTCGCGGCTGGTCAGAGTGCCTTCCTCCTCGCGCTGCAACAGGTAGATGTCGTAGAACATCTTGCCCTTAAAGTGCGACCAGCCGGTGGGATCGGGTTCAAGTCTTTCCAGAACCTCGTCGATAAACTCCGCTGCTTGCGCTTTGTATTCCTCAAGGTTTTCTGGGTTATCGTCCATCTCGACCTTAAGACGGGCAAGCGTAGAGATGACAGACGCCCGCATCGATTTGATGGTGTGCTCGCTCATTCCGGCTCCTCCTCACATTTGCGGTAGGCGGTGGGCGGGGCCAGCTCCTCGCCGGTCATGACCTCGACCACGGCCAAGCCGATTTCCACCGGGTTGTCTTCCTTGACGACCTTGGTGCCGAACAGGCCGACGATGGTAACGGTCTGCTCGCGGCGGTTCCATTCCACGGTCGTGATCTGGTCCTTGATGGTTGCGTTCATCTATTTTCTCCTTAGTGAAAGGGGTCCGGGGGCGGGTGCCGCCGGATACCCCCATTCTAGCACGGGCGGGTGCCCGCGTCAAGACTAAATGTCCTCCAAATCCTCCCCTTGGTGCCTGCTGCGGAATTCCAGCTCCTCCATCCGCTTCTTTTTGTAGTCGTCGTACGCTGCTGCAATCACGACGATGGCAGCGACCCAGAGCAGGTGCAGGGTGATCATGCCAGCCTCCCGTCGAGCAGTACGATGCCGGAAAGGCTCCATTCTTTACCGTCTGCCGCTCGGTATTTGTAGGTGCGGCCATTCGGGGCGAAGGCTGGTGCGTCCAGCGGCCCGCCAGCGTGGAATGCCTCAACTGGCTGCCAGCACTCAAGGTCAAATTCAGGCTGCAGGTCGTCGGATTTTGCGATGCTGGTGCCGGTCGCACAAAGGCGGTTGGCCGGGCACAGGTAAAAGGGTGTGGGTTTCATGGTCTTGCTCCTTGGTTGGACTCGTCAGTGCCAGCGATCACTGGCAGACGCCCTCGCGGGCGTTTCGTCCTTACTCGGCAGCGCCAGCGGCGGCTTTCTCGGCCTCAACGGCGTCGCGCAAGCTCTGGTACTGGTCGCGGGTGAAGGGTGCCCACTTGCCCATCTCGATCGTCACGTTGCGACCGGCCTCGACCAGCACGGACTCGTCGCCGGTCCATTCGTTTTCGACCAGCTTGAGTCGGGGCAGCAGCTTGATCAGCTCGGCAGCGGTCGCCGCGTCGCAAAGCAGGGTAGCGGAATAGCCAAAGGTCACGCGGGCGTCAAAGGCCTTGTTGGCGGCGGGGGCGGTGGGTTTGCTCATGGTCTTGCTCCTTGAAAGGGTAGGGGTGGGGGCCAGCGGGTGCCAGCCCCCGTGTTGTTACTCGGCGTCCTGCTCGCGGGCAGCTTCGGCTTCCATCTCGGCCACGTCGGTGCCGTCAGGCAGCACGTCGGTCGGGTCGGTCAGGTCGTCCTCGACCTCGTCCAGACCCAGCACGTGAGCGATGCGGGCTTTCACCTCGTCGTCGCCCTTGGCGTAAGCGGAGCGGATCCGATTGCCAGCGTTCATGCGCTGCTGGCCGTTGTTGAGGTGCTCGTACTTAGCAAAGGTGCTGCCCTTCGGCAGGTCGAAGCAGCGGTCGCAAAGGCCGCAGACCTCCTTTGGCTCGTAATCGCGCAGCTCACGGGCAATCACGTCGCCGTTGTGGGCGGTGGCAGCGCCGGACGGGCGGCGATCCTTGATGTAGCGAACGCGGGCCTTGCGCAGGGCCTCGGCCATCTTGCTGCCGACCGTCTCGCCCTCGACCTCTTCCTCGTCGCCCTCGTCGGCTTGCTCGCCGTCGTCATCCAGCTCCGGGTATTGCTCGGCCTGTTCGTCGTCCTCCGGGGCCAGCGGGGCCAGCGATGAGACGCGGGCGCTGATGGTGGAAACGGCCTCGCCTCGTGCGTTTTCGATCTCGTCGTCCAGCTCGATCTGGTACCAGCCCTTGCTGATCAGGGCGATGGTGCCAGCGAGCGCCTCGTCCATCGTTGCTGCGTTGGTAACGGTAACACGGTCGCCAGCGGCGAAAGCGGGGGTGGTGGTGGTCTTGATAGTCGTGTCGGAATTCTTGGTCATCTCAATCTCCTTGCGGGCCGGGAAAGGGGTCGGTGGCTGGCCCAGCACCACCGAACCTCTATTCTAACACGGGGCGGCAGCGCCGTCAATCCCCCCGTGCATCAAACCAGCGGTCAGCCGACGAACGGTAGTGGGGCCGACGAACGGTATTGACGATGGAGTAGGCTAGAGATCACCCGACCGGCGGCGGGTGCGATCGGGTCAGTTATCTTATCTATGTTGCTCGGCGAGCGCTAGGAGATGTCAAGGCCGTGAGGACGCCGCAGGTCTCCCGATGCCGGTAGGGTCCAGCCTCCCGTACGGGCGGGCCGGGGCGACAGGGCGCGTGGAGGGCGTAAGTGGGCGGCAGGCCCCGCCCGACGCGGCCCCGGAGCCGATCCGGGATCGTACCTCAGCCAACCCCGTCTCGGGGTGGCGGTCGATCGCCGTGGGACGGTGATAGAGGAGACGCACCCGCTCGGTATACCTCGCCTATCTCACCGGACCCCCACGATTCGATATGGCCTCTCTAGGGAGATACCTGTCCTCATCGCCCTCCACGGCGCTGCATCCCCCTCGCCGCCTGCCGCCGTTAGTTAGTGACGGGTGCCCCCGCTGCCGCCCGCGAAGCACGGCCTGCTGCTGCTGTCAATACCCCCGTCGGGGGATGTCCGTTTGCCGTGAAACATCGACGCACGACGAACGCTGACGGCGCTGGATGACGCTGGCATGCAAACAGGCCCAAAGCCCCCGGACGACGGGGCCTATGACGTCGTCACGATGCAAGCGCCATATGCAAGCGTCATTCCTGCCCGTGGAACATCGGCCCCGGTATGCGTGCCGCCCCGCTGGGGTCCGCGTGCAAGGGAGATACCGTGGAACGCCCGTGAAACATATATCGCCCAGCAAGGGTCGCCGGACCGGGGGCGGCGGGCGCGGGGCGGGGTCGCCGTGGCATCGTCGTGGGCGCGGGCGGGGCGCGGGGGCGGCGGGCGGGGGTCGGGCCGGGGGCCGGGGGCGGCGGATGAAACATGCTTGCATCGGGCAGGGGCACTATGCGCCGGGCATATGTCAGCGACATAGGACAACGACATATGACGAGAGGATGCGGGGCGAGGGAAAGCAAGACCCGTGCCAAGAAATGGGGTAGGGGTATCTGGCACGCTTGTTGCTTGGCCGGGGAACGCGACCCACCCCTCTGTTCGAAGGCAGGGCATCCTGCGCGCTTGGGCGCTTCCCCGTCCTCGGGTCTCCGCTCTTTTCCACCCACCCCGTTAAAGGACTCCATACTCGGTTCTCGGGCGTCGGGCGCACCTATGCGCGTTTCCCATCTTAGGTACTTGACAAGCGGCTCCGCCTGTGGTAAACTATCACCATGGATGCCCTGTTTTCGATCGCAAACACCCTGCCGCCCGATGGCTACTCGGAGTCGGCCCTGTATTTGCGTCGCTGGCTTCTGGACTTGAAGTTGCGCCTTGCTGCCATCCCTGCTGAACGCCAGCGCATGCTGGAAAGGACCCTGTATGAATTTAACTCCAACGGAAAGTCGGGCTACACCAGTTCTGGAGTCCCAACAAGAGTCAGGAGCAATGCTTACCTACTGGCCCGCGCTGCTGCCGGATGAACAAGCGTTTGTCGCGGCGTACATAGAAAACAGTTACTCGCTCCCTGAAGCCTGCCTTGCCCTGAAACTCGGTCGGGATAAAGGAGCGAAGATGCTCCGGAACGTCACGATACGGAGAGCGATAGGGGAAGTGCAAGAAAGTCTGGACGGGATAGACTTTCTAAACGAACGCTGGGTCAAAGCACAACTGCTCCGGATATTCCCGATGGCGATGGGCGACGAACCGGTGCCAATGGTTACGGCGCAAGGGGAAGTAGTAGAAGCCCGGAAATTCCACCCTGACATCGCCATGCGGATCGTGGAATACGTGGCACCAAAATCGACGAAAACCACGGTCAACTTGAACATCAACAACATCGGGAAACTGTCGGACGCGGAGCTGGAACGGATCGCGATGTCAAACATGCGGGTGGTGAGCGAACAATGAGCCACATTACCCCGGCACAAGCGGCACAAGAGCTGCTGGCGCGGAAGAAAGCACGAGGATCGCTGGCCGGGTTCGCCGAGTACTCGCTGAAAGTAAAGCCAGCGCTGCACCACACTGTGATTTGCGCACACATCGAGCGCCTGCTGGCAGACGAATGGGACGAACTGATCATCCTCGCCCCGCCCGGATCAGCGAAAAGCTACTACACCTCGGTCGCCCTGCCGCCCTACGCTATCGGGACGAGCAAAACACCCATCAACCTGCTGACATGCTCGTACTCGACAGAGCTTTCCGAACGCTGGAGCCGCAAAATCCGGGGGCTGCTGAGCCAAGAAGAAATTTCCACGCTGTTCCCGAACACGACGCTGTCCAAAGAGTCCGCCGCCGCAGGGCGCTGGGCCACTGAAAGAGGGGACGAACTTTATGCGGCTGGTGTGGGTAGTGGTATCCTTGGCTTTCGCGCTGATTTGGCAATTATTGATGATCCTATTTCGGGCTTTGAGCAAGCGCAGTCCATGACGCAGCTCCAGAAAGTCCACTCGTGGTACGAAACGGACTTCATCACACGCCTGAAACCGGGAGGGAAAGTCGTCCTGATATGCCAGCGGCTGGCCAGAAACGACCTCGCGGGCTACCTGATCGACCGGAACACGCTGAACCCGACCCGCCGCCAGAAAATCCTGACCCTGAAAATGGAAGCGGAAGCGGACGACCCGCTGGAACGCGCCATCGGCGACCACCTGTGGCCGGAATGGTTCACCAAAGCGATGGTGGAAGACGCCAAGCGGGACGACTTCAAGTGGAAGACCCTGTACCAGCAGATGCCGCCCGCCGACGAAGGTTCATGGGTAAGTTCTGAGGAAATCCAGTTCCGCCCGTCGCCAGTAATGACCCCGGAGACCGTTCACTATGGTATGTCAGACTTGGCTTTGTCAGTCAATACGGGGGACTACACAGTTCACTTCGTTGTGGCAGTTGATAGCAACGGAGACTGGGATATTGTTGAAGCTTCGCGGAAGCGCGTCGACCCTGAAGAATCCGCCAAAGACATCATCCGTCTTGCTCAAACGTATAAACCCAGAGAGTGGCTGATCGACGACGATAACGCGTCGAAAGTCTTCGGGCCGCTGGTAGCAACAAAGGGCCGGGAGATGGGCGTCGCCGTTCCGTGGAAACCGATGCCGATGCGCGGGCAAGATAAGGAAACCCGCGCCGCGCCCCTGCGGGGCCAGTTCAAGCGTCGGAAAGTGTACATGCCGCCCGACGCCCCGTTCACAAAGTGGCTGGTAACCGAGCTGCTGACTTTCCCGAACGCCCTCGGGCAGGGTGTTGATGACGGCGTGGACGCCTTGGGCCTGATGGGTCGCCGCCTGCTGGCGCTGACAAAACCGGCCCTGACCGTGGTGCCGAAACCCACCCCGACACTTTACGACATGACACTGGACCAGCTCTGGGAAGACCGTGAGCACGGCAAACTGAGGATAGGAAGACTGTAATGGATCCCCTTGCATACGTCTATTCGGCGGCGAACGCCCTTCGTCGCAATGTAAAAGATTTGGCAGCCAATCCGGGCGACTACCTGATGCGCCAAGCGGACGCCATGAAAAACACCTACGCCGGTCAGGTGCCTGTGGCGAACGAGCGGGAAGGTCTGGGGATGCGGCAACTATCCCCGGAAGAGCAAACTAAGGCGATGGTCGAAGGGTCGCTGGATACCATCGGCGGACCAATGGGCGGTGCGCTGGGCGTGATCAAACCGAAGGGCGGCAATTGGCTCGAATCAGCACTCAGAAACGAACTGCTGCCGCTACGCAACACTAAGGGGAGAATCAGTCGGTTTGAGCAAGGGTCCCCGGAGGAAGTCGCGGACCAGTGGGTGGACAAACAGCTGTACAACTACGTCAAGAACCAGATGGGCGCGGAAGATGACCCCATCCGGAAGTTAGCAGAACAAGGAATCACCCACGTTGAACCGGGCGAGAGGTTGGCCCGTCTGGACAGGACAGTTACCAATGCCAGAAAAGAGGCCGGATATCCTCCTCGTGGTGTGTCCAAAACCAAGATGGGAAAAGAATGGGAAAAGAGGGCCGACTCCCCCATAGCATTTGCCGACGCCAAAGGTGCGCTCGACCGGCTCAGGGGGAACGAAGGGAAATTCCAGTACGTGGGAAAAGCTGGCGACCCTCTGCACCCCATGGCCAATTCCATGGTGGAAGATATCATGGAGGCCAGCGCCCCTAGGATGGACATAGAATCGCTGACCGGGCAGGCCCGCATGGATGCCGTCATGGAAAAAATAAGGCAGAAGAAACAACCAACCCCGGAAGAAGCTGTCCAAAATCAGTTCGGCTGGATAGACAAGGCTCCGGAGGGAACGCAACTATATAGCTTTGATAGGAACCTAGTCAGTCCTCTCGAAAATTTTGGGCAACTCGATAAGTTGGTCAAAGCCACCACCGAAGCTCTTCGCTCCGGACAGATTACCCCGAAACAGGTCACTTCCGGGTCGCATTCCGTAGAGAACGCTGTTCGTATGGCTGATGTTCTCAGAAAGCAGAAATTAGCCAATGCCAATTCCCCGGATGTGGCTATGGACCTCCCTGATCTTGAGCAGCAGATCGTCAGGCTGAACAAACCGGGTCAATTTGCCAAGGAATCTGACCAAATGGGCCACTCGGTCCGTGGCTACGAACCTGATTATGGCGCCCCGTATGGCCACGGCGGGTGGAAAGGAATCGAGTCGGGCGGAGCGGAAGTGTACTCTATCCGCGACAAATCAGGCAAGCCGGGGGCGACCATCGAGGTCGTGAAACATCCAGATGGCACCAGAGCGGTGACCCAGATCAAGGGAAAATTCAACAGGGCGGTGGACCCGGCGTTCCAACCGGCGATATCCAAATTTTTGAGCGAAGGAAACTTCCTCAGGGAAGAAGCCAACACCGGAAATCTAGGAATAGACAAGTCCGGAATATTCGCCATGGGCAACGGCGATTACATCACAAAGGATGAGTTAGCCAAGCGCGTGTCAGCCGGTGATCCTGACGCCATGGATGTTTGGCAGTGGTATATCGTTGGCCCGCCTGATTAATTAAGGAGTTAAGTTATGCCCAGTAAATCCCCCGCACAGGCCCGCCTGATGGCTGCAGTTGCTCATGGCTGGAAACCCCCGAAATCGTCCGGGATCAAAGTTCCCGTGAAAGTGGCGAAGGAGTTCAACGCCGCCGACGCAAAGCGCACGACAAAGGCCCTAAGGCGGCGGTGATATGTTTGATATTTATGGGTACTTGACAGGCGGTTTTCGGTGTGGTAGAATAGAGGTATGAGAGCCGCGCACCTCGGGAAAATACTTTGAGCCAGTTTGACGCTTCATCGACCTCTACGCCGGGCACCATCGATTCCCTCGAAAAACTGGAATCGACGCCTCGCGGTCAGCGCGACCGTTGGATCGACGAGATCACAATGGCCGAAAAGGAACTCAAAAAGTTCCATACGCAGGCCCGCCGTGTAATCCGTCGCTACATCGACGACCGGGACGCAGTTGAGACGAACCAGCGCTGGTTCAACATCTTCAACACCAACGTCGGCATTCTGGAAGCCAGCCTTTACGCCCAGATACCCGGCGTCGACGTTTCCCGTCGTTTCATGGACATGAACGATGACGTCGCCCGCGTGGGCAGCATCGTTCTCCAGCGTTGCATCGAGCAGGATATGGCCGAGCCGTCCTGCGACTTCGACCAAGTCATGCGGCAGTGCGTCAGCGACCGTCTGGTTCCCGGCCTTGGCATGGCGTGGCTCCGGCTGGAGACTGAAACCGAAAACCAGCCCGAAATCACCGACGAAAATGGCGGGCTTTCCACGCCGGTCGACGAAGAAGGCAACCCACTGCAGATGATCAGCCACCAAGAGGTGGACATCGATTACGTCTTCTGGGAAGACTTCCTGTGGTCACCCTGCCGCGTCTGGGCTGAACGCCGCTGGGTCGGTCGCAAAGTGCCAATGACCCGCGACGCCCTGATCAAGCGGTTCGGCAAGGATGTCGGCAAACGCATTCCGATGGACTACGAGCCGAAGACCCAAGTGATCGGCGACAGCAACACCCCGCGCAACATCGTGCTGAAGCGGGCCTGCATTTACGAAATATGGGACCGCGAGAAACGCGAAGTCATCTGGCTTTCCCGTGGCCACGACGAGCTTCTGGAAGTGCTTCCCGACCCGCTAGGGCTGGACGGGTTCGAGCCTTGCCCGAAGCCGATGTTTGCAAACCTCACGACTTCCAACTGCGTCCCGAAGCCTGATTACGCGATGATTCAGGACCAGTACACCGAGATGGACGAGGTGAACAACCGCATCTCGCTGCTGGTCGTCGCCTGCAAAGTCGTCGGCGTTTATGACCGCGCTGCCGAAGGCATCCAGCGGATGCTGACGGAAGGCTACGACAACACCCTGATCCCTGTCGACAACTGGGCAATGTTTGCCGAAAAGGGCGGCGTCAAGGGCCAGATCGACTGGCTCCCGCTGGACGTCGTGGTGCAAGCCATCGGCCAGCTGCAAGCCCACCGGGAAGCAGTCAAGGCCCAAATCTACGAACTGACCGGCATCAGCGACATCGTCCGTGGCGCGTCCAAGGCTAGTGAAACACTCGGCGCTCAGGAAATGAAGGCGAAGTTCGCCAGCGTTCGCATCCAGAAGCTGCAAGACGAGGTTACCCGCTTCGCGCAGGAAATCCTGCAGCTCAAGGGCGAGATCATGGTCAAGCACTTTGACCCAGCGATCCTCGCCGAAATGGCAAACGCCGAGAGCATGGTCCCGGAAGACCAGCAACTCATCGTCCCCGCCCTCCAGTTGCTCAAGGGCAACTCGGAAAAGATGGAATGGCGCATCGAGATTCAGGCCGACGCGCTGGCAATGGTCGATTACACGCGCCAGAAGACGGAGCGCAGTGAGTTCATGAACGCCGTGGCGACCTTCCTGCAATCGTCCAGCTCTGTTGGTCAAGGTTCGCCGCAGTTGATCCCGCTGATGCTGGAGCTGCTGAAATTCGGCGTGGCCGGGTTCCGTGTCTCCAAGGACATCGAGGGCATCTTCGACCGCTACATCAAGGAATTCAACGCCGAGATCGAAGCGAAGAAGAACGCACCGACGCCGCCCGATCCTGAGCAGCAAAAGATGCAAGCCGAAATGGCCATGAAACAGCAGGAAGGCCAGCTGAAGATGCAGGAGAAGCAGGCGGATATGGCGATGGACGCCCAGAAGCAACAGGCCGACCTGCAGCTGGCGCAGCAAGAAGGCCAGATGAAACTGTCGCAGATGGCGCAGGAATTCCAGCTCAAGCTGTCGCAGATGCAGCAAGAGTTCGCCCTGAAGATGGAACAGATGGAGCGCGAGTCGGAGCTGAAAATTCAGATCGCCGCCCGCGACTCGGCGCAGAAGGCCGCGCAAAGTCAGGATTCACACGAACAGAAGATGGAACAGGCGTCGGAGGTCGAAGATGACAATAGTTGATATCACCTACACGACCAACATCGGCGAACGCCATGGTCGCCGCCGCATGTACGACAACCACACAGGCGAGGTCTGGTGGGAAGACACAGTGGATATGTTGGTCGAGCCGGTCGATCCGGCCCCGCCCCTTGTCGATCTTCTCGGCATCCGCGAGAAGGAACTGGACGAGGCATTCAAGCCTCTCGGCGCGAAGGTCGATGCCGAAGTCCTGCTGGCCGTCAAGCCCGCCCACAAGCCAAAGGCAAAGAAACATGGCGCGTAGGTCATTCGTGCAGGTTAACGGCAAGCTCTACGAAAGGGGCGTCGATGATATTCCTGACGTGGTTGGAATGGGTTCTGGACGTGCTGGAACGCACACCGTTATGGGCGATATACCTGATTTTGTTTCTCCTATCGATGGGCAGCTGGTTTCTGGTCGTGCTGGCCTGCGCGAGCATTGCAAGAAACATGGGGTAGTCCCCACGGCAGAGCTGAAGGGTCTTCCCCCGAAGCCCGCCCATTACTCCGCCCCGCCATCTGAGGCGTACCGGCAGCAAACGCGGCAGACCATCGCCGACGTGATTAACAGTCGTAACTATAAATTCTAAGGATAAATTCAATGGAAATCCGCGAAGCCCTTGAGGCAGCAGTAACCGAACATGAGGACCCTGTCGATGACACGCCAGCAGTTGAGGTGGTACCGGATTCCGTTGAAGCCTCTCCGCCGGATAGCGGGGCTGAGGGTGAAACTCCCGAGAAGGCTGAATCCCCCGACACACCTATCGAGAAGGCTGAGGCACCGGCTAAGGAAGCTGCACCTGCTCCAAAGGCTGAGACACCCGAACAGCGGGCGGCGCACCGTGTAGACCGCGCCCCGGCCAGCTGGAAGAAGGAAGCCAAAGGCGAGTGGGCCGCGTTGCCGCTGCACGTGCGTCAGGAAGTCTATCGCCGCGAGATGGAAGTCGACCGGGTGCTGAAGGAAGCCGCTCCGGTCCGCGAGCAGTTGAACCAGTTCCAGCAGACCATTGCCCCGTACATGGCCCGCGTCCAAGCGTTCGGTGTTACTCCCGTTCAGGCCATGCAGGAGCTGTTTAAAGCGGACCACATTCTCGCCACTTCTTCCAAGGAGCAGCGGGCCGCGCATATGGCAAAGTTGATCGCCGATTACGACGTGGACGTGGTGGCGCTGGACGCCGCCATCGTTGCTCGCCGCCAAGGCCAGCAGCAAGCGCAGCCGCAGGGATTCGACCCGAACTACGTCAACCAGTTGGTCCAACAGAAGCTGAATCAGGCGCTGGCTCCGATCTTTCAAGAGCGCCAGCAAGCTGAGCAGGCCCAGCAAGCACAAGTCACCCAGACGGTTGAGCAGATGTCGCTCGACCCGAAGTACCCGTATTTTGATGATGTCCGCGAAGAAATGGCGGACCTCATCGAAGTGGCAGCAAAGAGAGGACGCGCCCTGTCGCTTGACGAGGCGTACCACACAGCAGTTTCACTCAACCCGAACGCGGTCGAGCAGCAATCGAGGCAGGCACAAATTAGCCAAGCTAACGCCCAGCACCAACAAGCCCAACGGGCCAAGGTCGCAGCGTCCAGCATTAATGGTGCCCCAGCCGCTGGTGGCTCGCAGCAATTTTCGGGCGATGGTTCCCTCCGGGGCGCTATCGAGGCAGCATTCGCAGGGAACAGAGTGTGACAGACTCACTGTACCGTGCAATCGTAGGACCGATCGAGCCTCTTCGGAAGTTCGATGAAGTGCCCGTAGTTTATCGCAGGACACTAATCCCAGTGCCACCTGCTCCGCGTACGTTAGGCTCGGCGTCGAGTGAGCCACTCGGAGATTTTAGTCCCACCGAGGAATACCCGACAAACCCACCCCTACCCTATTGAGGAGCAATACTCATGGCATTCCCGAACTCTGCGGTCAGCGACATCATCGCGACCACCATCCAATCGCGTACCGGCCAAATCGCCGACAACGTCACCTCCAACAACGCCCTGCTGGCCCGCCTGAAGCAACGCGGCAACATCAAGACGTTCTCCGGCGGTAACATCATCCTCGAAGAACTGTCGTTCGCCCCCAACGGCAACGCTGGTTACTACTCTGGCTACGAAACGCTGCCGGTCGCTGCTTCCGACGTCATCAGCGCGGCGCAGTTCGACATCAAGCAAGCTGCCTGCCCGGTCACCATCTCCGGTCTGGAACAGCTCCAGAACGCTGGCAAGGAACAGATCATCGACCTGCTCGAAGCCCGCATGACGGTCGCTGAGTCGACCATGGCCAACCTGATCGCTTCCGGCATCTACTCGGACGGCACCGGTTCTGGCGGCAAGCAGATCACCGGCCTGAAGGCTGCTGTTCCTGCGGTGAATACCAACACCTATGGCGGCATCGACCGCGCCACGTGGGCGTTCTGGAAGAACCAGTCGCTCGACGCCTCCACCTTCAACGGTGCGGCGACCACCGCTGCCAACATTCAGGCAGTGATGAACGCGATGTGGGCCAGCCTGATCCGTGGCCAAGACCGTCCCGATCTGATCGTGATGGACAACGCATACTGGGGTTACTTCACCGCCAGCCTGCAGAACATCCAGCGTTTCAGCTCCGACAGCGACGCCCGCCTCGGCTTCGTGTCCATGAAGTACATGGACGCCGACGTGGTCCTCGACGGCGGTATCGGCATGACGACCGCTGGCGTTCCCAGCAAGACGATGTACTTCCTGAACACCAAGTACCTCAAGTATCGCCCCCACGCCCAGCGCAACATGGTTCCGCTGTCGCCGGGTCAGCGTTACTCGGTCAATCAGGACGCCGCCGTGCAGATTCTGGCATGGGCTGGCAACCTGACCTGTTCCGGTGCTCAGTTCCAAGGCATCATCGTCGAGTAAGGTTAGCGGGGGCGCAGTCCGGCCCCCGGTTT